TGCACAGCCATGCAATCATGCGCGCCACGCGGCCGGTGATCGTGCGCTGATCCTGGCCGGGCAACGTTACGACGATGGTTAGCTCAGTATGCGCGCTTGGTGGCATCATCCGAGACCGGGGAGTTTGGGCCGTTGGTTCAGCCCCACGCGCGGCGCAGGTGGGGCTGCAACGCGCGGCTGGCTCGATCTCGCAGGTGCTGGCGGTGCAATGCCCGCGCTGTAGAGTGCATAGCGCAGCGCGTCCATTGCGTGGTCATTCGCCTTCTCCGGCGCATCCAGCCGGGTGCCGTCGCCGCGCTCGCGCCACACGTAGGACAGCAGCTCAGACCGGACGTTGGCGCACTCAGGGTCAACGGTCAGCCGTGGCCGTCCATCACCCTGCACGGCCAGCCGCGCCTGCACGTGGCGGATACCGCCCAGCACATCGTTTTTCGCGGGCTGGACTGGCAGCCCCACCGCGCGCAAGTCAGCAATCAGGCCAGCCGCCGATGGGTCGGCATAGAACATGCTGACGCCGTGCCGACGTTGCAGCGCCAGGGCTTGCAGAACGAAGTCTGCTTGCAGCACCCGGCGCTGGTAGTACTCCTCGATCACGTGCGCGCGGTCGTCGCCGTCCAGACCGACAACGAGCAGCACCGCGGGGTTGGTGTAGCCCTCGTCGATCCCGGCGATTACCCGCGCCCACGGGCCGTGTCGCTCGGCGATGTGGGCGTCATCGCTGAACAGCTCATAGACCAGTCCATCGAAGCCCACGAACGCGCCGCCAAGCTCTTGCTCAGCAAATCGGCCCGTGTAGGTGTCTTCCAGCGCGGCCACGAAGTCACCGCTCAGATACGGGTTGTCCTGGGTGCGGGCGCGGTAAATGCTGATAGCGTCCCGCTGTTGCCACAGCCAATTCCGGCCGCGCGGCGTAGTCGTGATCCACAGCGGGCCGGCTGCTCCATCAGCCCGGAGACGGCCCAGGAGAATTGGGTATGCCGTTGGAGGACACATCGCGCCTTCGTCCATCCACGCCCAATGCAGATTGGGGCCGCGCAGCCGGTCAGGCACGCTGGACGAACGCAGCAGGATGGATCCGCGCGCGCCAGACTGAACCTGCATCGTCATCTTGGCCTCGTTCGTCTTGACCGGGATGCGCAACGCCTCGGCGATGTCGATCAGCGTGCGCAGCGTTGCGTCCCTGAGCATGGGGTAGGTGGGCGCTACGACCATGCCCAGCCCGCCTTGCTCAATGGCGAACAGAAGTGACCGCACCGCGCCCACGTATGTTTTCCCCGATCCGATGCCGCCGACGAACGCGGCCAGCCTGTTGCTGGTCGCCATAAAATCCCACTGGCGCGGGTATAGCTCGACCTTAATCTTGGTCGTTGTGCTCACGCCTGACAACCTCGATTACGATCCGCTCCCCGTCCTTGCCCGTCAACTCGTTTTTGTCCGACTGGCCCAGCCGTTGCTTGCCCAACCAAACCAACATCGTCGTGTTGCCCTCCATCGCGGCCTTGTACTGCGCAGCCCGCAGCAGGTTGTCCCCCGACATTCGCTTTTGTTGGGAAAACGCCGAAAAAGTCACTTTATTGTCGGTGCGGCATCGCCGTTCCAGGGTATCGACACCTATCCCAAGTTGGCTTGCGATATCGGTGCCTGCGCAGCCCGCTTCAAGCAGCTTGCCCACGACAGCCCAGTCGATGACGGCCTTTGGCCTGCCTGGCTGGGTCATGATGCACCGTCCACCAACACCGGCTCTTTACCGGTCACATCCACCCACCGCTGGATCGCCACCGCCACGTAAGCCGGACTGATCTCCACCGCACGGCACTTGCGCCCCAACCGCTCGCAGGCGATGATGGTGCTTCCGCTTCCGCTAAATGGCTCTAATACGATGCCATCCCGACTGGAGTTGTTCTTGAGCATGATTTCTATCAACTCAACTGGTTTCATTGTCGGATGCTCTTCGCTTCGCTTTGGTCGGTCAACGAACATACAACTTGACTGTTTTCTATCGCCAGTCCAGTTGTGCGCCCCATCAGGTTTCCAACCATAAAGAATATTCTCGTGCTGGAAGTGATAATCGGCGCGTGATAAAACAATCTGGTCTTTCACCCACACGAGCCCCCATCGGAAGTCGAAACCGCTGTCATCGAACGCGGCAATCAGTCGCGGGAGCGGCGTGCCCGCCGGGCACGCTGAGTAGATCGCCGCTCCCGCGACTGTGAAGTCGGCGCATATTCTGAAACAAGACCTGATAAACTCTTCCAACTCTTCAGGCTTGAGACTGTCGTTTTCTATCTGTCTAACCCGATAGCCCATCGGGTTAGACACTTCGAGTTTGTCACCATAACTCACGCCGTAAGGTGGGTCAGTCCAAACCATCTCAGCCTTCTCTCCCCCCATCACCCTTTCAACCACCGCCTTGTCGGTGCAATCGCCGCACACGAGCCGATGCTCGCCGAGTTGCCACAGTTGCCCGCTCTCAACGCCCCACTTGACGCGCAACTCCTCCGCCTTGTCAATCTGCGGCCCAGGGTCTTCGCCGGTCGCCGCCGTTTCCGCCGCCAGCATCTCACGCAGCGCGGTAGCTCCCGCGTTCCAGTCTTTGAGCAGTTCCTCGTCCAGCCCCCAGGCTGTCAGGTTGTCCACGTCCCAGCCTGCCAGCGCGTCCCAGTCCCATGATCCAGTCGTGCCGCTGTGGGCTGCGATGGTCAATTCCTCACGCTCAGCCTCGGTCAGCGGGCGCGACGCTTGGAGCACCTGCACCACGTAGCCGCCGCCGTGCTTGGCCTTGAGTACCGATAGCCGTTGGTGGCCGTCGTAGACCTCGCCGCCTGGCCCAATGGCGATAGTCTGGAACTGGCCCAGCCGCTCCCACAAGTCCAGCAGCCGCGCGGCGTGGGCCTTGCTGATGCGCTTGGGGTTGCGCTCCCAAGGCTTGAGCTTGGAGAGGGTGATGGTCGTTGGCGTCCAGGTCGTCTCGGTCATTGCCAGTCTTCGTCTCGGTAGCGGATCACGTCCATGATGGGCGTCAGGTTGCGTATCGGATCGTCGCGCAGCATGTCCGCGGTCAGCCGGAACACCGCCCAGCCGTCGGCGGTGGCCGCGTTGTATTTCTCGCAATCGTCCCGGAACCCCTGCGCCCGCACGTGTCGCCCGTTGGTGTAGATACCGCCCTCAAGCTCCACGGCCACGAGCGTGCTGGGGTGCGCAAAGTCCAGCCGCCATTTGCGGGCGGCGTGAAAACGGTATTCTGGCACAAGCTCAGGGCCGTCAAGCTGTCGCCAAAGCGTCTCGAAAGTTGCCTCAAGATCACTTGCCATAGCTGCCCTTCGCAAAGCACGGCAAGCACCACCAGCGATTATGCCAGAACGATGCGCCGCGCGTCGTGTTCAGCACAGCGCCGCAAGCGCTGCAACGTTCGTTTGGGGGAATGGGGGGCTGATCCATCGTAGGCTCCATAGTGGCGGGGTGGGCGCACACGTCAACGCCCACCCCGCCTGTAGCCGCGCGCTGCACGACGGATTGAGTACCGCCGTTCCAGTCCATGAAGGAGACTGGTGACGCCTGTTAAGCGGTGCTAAGGAGGAGGAGCACCACGCCACAGCGGGCGCAATCTCAACCTATCGCAGATCATAACACGGATTGTCGATAACGTCAACCTGTGCGCATCGGTGCGCGTACATTATGTCACCGTTGACGTAAGAATTATAGTGTGTACATGGAAATTGCACAAAAGAAAAGCCACCGCGTGGGGTGGCTTTTCGTGTGGGAGGGCTGTCGAGCTAGAACAGCGGCGCTTTCACCGCCAAGCCTCCTCGCCCGTGGCTGCGGCGATCACCGCAACCATTCGATCAAGCTGCTTCGATGCCCGCCCGCCCAGGCCGCTGCCGTCACCGTCATAGTCGGCGGCGACTTTGGCAACCCAGGCCTGCGTGCGCCTTAGCTCTTCCAGCAGCGCCGGGGCCTGCGCGATCAGGAGCGCGTTCGCGGTGGGCGCGCCTTCCACGTCACCGGAGCAGGTAGCGAGGGTGTCGCCGCTCTCCTCCTGAGCACGGGCAACACGCCGCGCACACATCCTCGCCATTCGGGTCAGTGTGTGCGTCATCGTCCCGGATCGCGATGCCGCACTCGTAGCATGTCAGCGTCACCGGCCCGCGGGTCGGTGGGCGCTCGGCCGCGTAGCACTCGTTACACAGCGTTGCGCCTTCCCACAGGGGCAGTTCCGGGCCGGCATAGTTTGCCTCGGCCAGGTTGATCTCGCAGCCGCAGCGGTCGCAGATGGTGGTGTCGTTCATGCCTCATCTCCCCAGGCTGTCCGCTATGTCCGTCAGCGCATCGGCCAGGGGGACGTTGGCCGCGCAGTCGGCGGCGGACTGGCGGAGGAACTCAGCGGCCAGTGTCTGCTGCTCGTCGGGCAGCAGGAGCAGCTTGACCTCGCCGGTGGCGATGGCCACCAGCAGTTCGGCCACGTTCCCCGCGCCGGGCTTGGGCCCGGCGCGGTTGGTGTAGCCGTGCTGGGCGGCCAGCGCGGCCAGTGTGTCCAGGATCGCGGCCTCGTCGCGATCATGTCGGAACCACAAGAGTTTGGGCATGGTGTAGTCTCCTTGCTGGATAACGCCCCGGCTGGCGGTGGTAGTTGACACCGGCTTCGCACCGGCACAGCCCCGCGAGGGGCTTCACGGGATATACCGCCCGTTGCGGTGAGTGCGGGCCGGTTGCCAACCGCCATCAATGCGAACGATGTCGCCGACGCGGAGTAGGGGAAGTGGATCACCAGGACCTCGCCAGGCTCCACAGAGATGGCGTAGTCGCTGCTGAAGCGGACGATCCGGTCTTTCTCGGTCATGGGCAGGGGTACGGCGGTCATGGGTTTACTCCTCGGTCTCAGGGACTGGTGCGGCCAGGCTGGCCTTGATCCAGCCTTGCTGCCACGCTCGCAGGGCCGGCAGGCTGGTGCCGGGCTTGCCGTTGCAGAAGCAGCGCAGGAACTCTTGATCCAGGGCCGGGGCGCAGGGCTTGCCAGCCTCGAAGGCTTGGCGTCC